CAAGAAGCGTGCCTCGGACAAGGCAGAGGGGAAGATCAAGGAAATAGAGGAGGCCATTGAAGAAATGGCGGGTCACATTGACCGGAACGCATCTCGCATGACCGAGATCAAGAAGGTTCTCTCCGACATCCGCGATGCCACCACGACCATCCACAAGAAGCGGAATGAGATTGAGAATACCGAGGACCACATCAAGAAGATCCTCTCCAAGAAGGTTGAGGAACCGAAGGACTTCCAGCAAGACCTGACGGAAGCCATGTCGGGGGAGGGAGAGTGCCTTGAGAACAAGAAGGAACTGCTTGAGGAACAGCACTACCTGTACCTCGCACAGACCATCCTTCGGGACTCGGGCATCAAGAGCCGCATCGTCAAGAACTACATCCCCGTCATCAACGAGACCATCAACCGATACCTCACCCGCATGAACTTCTTCGTGAACTTCCACCTTGACGAGGAGTTCAACGAGACCATCAAGTCGCGACATCGGGATGTATTCACCTATGCCTCGTTCAGTGAGGGCGAGAAGAAGCGGATTGACCTGTCCCTCCTGTTCGCATGGCGTGCCATCGCATCCATGAAGAACTCCATCCGGACCAACCTGCTCATCCTTGACGAGGTTCTTGACGGGAGCCTTGATGACGGGTCAGTGGAGGCGTTCCTTGACATCGTGTCCCACATGGGCGACGATACGAACATCGTGGTCATCAGCCACAAGCCGAAGGAACTGCTACAAGACAAGTTTGAGCGGACGATCCAGTTCGTGAAGAAGGGGAACTTCAGCAAGGCAACTTAAGTGATGCCGCCTTGGCTGTAGTTCATCGTGATCTTCGGGTTCTGGATGCTGGCAGCGGTCGGCTGTCGCTTCTTCAACTGCCGGATGGAAGGTCTCTTGGCCTTGTCTGCCTTGCCCGTACGCAGGGACATCACGGGTTCAACGAACGGGGCACCGGATGCCGATGCCGACATCTGCCACTCTCTGATCTCCTGACGCAACAGGTCAAACTGCTTCATGCAGGTATTTAGCCCTGCATGGACTCGGCATAGATTTCCCTGACTAGGGTCTTCAGCCGTGTCGGGTCATCTACATTCTCCATCCGGTCAATCTCGTCGCAGATGAGGGTGAGGGTGTCCTTGCTCATGTCCACCACGGTGGGGTCCGACTGTTCCTGCTTGTCGTTCAACTCAATGATGGTCAAACCGTGGACGGGAGTGGCGTTCAGCCGGTCAATCAGGTTCTCGTAGACGAACGGCTTGGACTTCGCCTTGACCATCAGGCGGACGAAGGTCTCCTTGTAGTCCGCCGTGCTGAACATGTTGTAATCCCTTGCCGTGTCATCGTACTCCAGCATCGTGAACATGTGCTTGGGGTTCGGGACGAACTCCATGCTCCGGTCCTCGGTGTCAAAGTAGTGGAACCCCTTGGTCTGACCCAAGTCGGAGAAGGTCATCTGGTACTGGGTTCCCAAGTAGTGGATGTTGCCGCGGCTGTGCCGGAAGTGGAAGTGTCCGCTGTAGACCGCATCGTACTTCTCAAGAGTGCTGGGGGACATCCCTTCCTGATGCTGGACTCCACACACCGCCTCACACCCGTTCACCTCAAAGTGACCGAACAGGATATCCGTTTTCCTGTCGGCGATGAAGTCCATGCACTCCTGATGGTTGTTCTTGGCGATCCACGGGACGAACCCGACGAGCAACCCGTCCAGAGAGACGACGCTGGGCTTGTCATGGACTTTGATGTTTGAGTCGGTGCCGAAGAGTTCCGTGGGGGAGTTGAGGGAGATGGTGTTGCGGTAGTAGGCATCGTGGTTGCCGATGATCAGGTCCATCGTGATGCCGTCCTTCTTCAGCCGGTCCACGAAGAACTTCCGTGTGGCGTTGAGGGTGTGGAAGTTGACGAACTTCCTCCTGTCCATGAAGTCCCCCATGTGGACGATGTGGTTGACACCCCTCTCCTTGAGCGAGGGAAAGAACACCTCGTCCCAGAAGCGGATGAAATGCTCAAGGAAGATGGGGCTGTCGTTGCGTGCCCCGAAGTGCGTGTCAGAGATTACAGCAATCTTGGTCATTCCATTATCTCCATCAGGCTTGACGGGGTTTCAATCTCGTCCAGCCGCTTCCTTGCGATGTTCGCATATTCCTCGCTCAACTCAATGCCCACAAAACGGAAACCCTCAAGCAGAGCCGCCTTGCCGGTACTACCCGAACCCATGAACGGGTCAAGGACGATTCCGTTGGGTGGGGTGACGAGACGGCACAGGTATCTCATGAGGTCGGTCGGCTTGACAGTCGGGTGGATGTTATCCTTGCCGCGGTCGGACTTGTTTGCCTTTGCCGTATAAAAAAATCTTCCAGCCGAACCACTGTCTCCAAAACCAGGATCATCATTTGACCATGCGGCTTCGGATGCTTTTCCGCTGCCTACATTACCTCCACCTTTTCTCTTGATTGTCCTTCCTCCTGTGCTCTTACCGGTATCCGGAAAAAGCCTCATCACTTCTTCACTTCCATCATGAATAAGGTTTGCCGGAAATCTTCCGGTCACGGTCTTGGATGAGTAGGCATGCCCAGCCCCGTTTCCGAAAGGCTTCATCCCGTCATCAAAGGTGTTGATGGTGACTTGCTCAGTGCCGACGCGGCATCCGTCAATGTTCATCGCACCCGTGCCGTGCTTGAGGACATTCTCCGCCACCGTGCCGACGAGCGGCTTTCGTGCGACGATGATTGGTTCCCATGCTGGCTTGAGTGCCGTGCCCCAACCACTCCATTGGCGGGCAGCGTCGGTGGCGGGAGCGGTGATTGGTTGTGGGTCGCAATCATAACTCACCTTTCTTGTTTTGCTATATTGTTGAGTCGGCTTTCCTCTCTTGTAAGGAGGAGGTCCGATTATCTCACGCTCCGCCCCCGCGGTCTTGTCTATCGCCTTGCTCACATCCAGTGACTTCGGGAACCCGCTGCCATAGACCCACATCACGCAGTCACGGATCTCCCATCCTGCGTCCTCAAGTGCACAGGTCATCCGATGGTATGTTCGGGTGCCTCCGAAAACAAGAATGTGGGCACCGGGCTTGGCGACACGCAAGGCTTCCACCGCCCACTCATGTGCCCAATCCTGAAATGCTCGCATCCTCTCTGCATCCTGACTGACAGGACGGGGATTTTCGCATTTACACTTGGAACCGCCTTGTCCTACGAGCATCCCACAAGAACCGCACCTGACCCTGTTGGAACCTTTGAACGATGGCCATTTGGTCTTTCGGTCTCCGATGCCCGGTTCCGAAAATCCGCCACTCGTCTGCTTCCAAGGCGCATCCCACTCCTTCCCCATGAACTCTAGTCCATAGGGAGGGTCGGTGACGATGGCATCCACGCTCGCTTCCGCCATCTTCTTCATCTCGTCCACGCAGTTTCCGTTGATGATTGTCGCTCTGTCATTCATGGTGTTCAGTCCATCAGTTCGTCTAGAGGCTTGGTCTTCTTGCGACCGCGTTTCTTGGCTTTGGGTTTGGGCTTATTCTCCGTCTTGGAGTCGGCCATGAAGTCGCCTGCCACGAACTCGTAAAATGGACTCTCCGTAGAATCTTCGTACTTCTTGTGTTCCTCGTTCATCCAGTTGCGGAACTTCCCTGTCGGGTCGTTCTGCTCAAAGGCTCGCATCTTGATGAAGAGTTGCTTCTTCTCCTTCTGGATGCGACGAAGGAAAGCATAGTAGATGATCTGCGTGAAGAACGCAAATGGGTTCGTGGATTTCTTGGGGTCAAAGTTGGTCGCATACATGATACAATTCTCTATTGCATCCGAGACCATCTCCTCCTTGTAGGTGTAGTTGGTGAAGTTGGGCTTCTTGGCGAGGTTGTTGGCGATGTCCATGAAGCACTGCCCGATGTAGTTTGACACCCCCGGCTTGGGCTTGGCTTCCTTCAATGCCTTCTTGACCAGTTTCTTGTGTGCCACCAACTCGGCAAGGAACTTCTTGTTGTCAATGTAGTGGTTCTGTTTGGGCATCAGCCCTCCTGTGTTAAGATTTGCGAAATCTGGCGAGATTTTTCTCTCCGCCGTCGTTTTGCCTACTAGATACCTTTGGGAACAAAGGGGTACTGAGTACTATAGGGTACTTACTAAGATACTCTTCAGTAGGTACTCTAAGATACTCTCTAGTAAGTTCTCTAGAGTATACTCTAAAGAGTTACTTAAGATACCTAGTGTTACATTGTAATACCTGGTACGCGGCTTGTCAAGGGCCAAGTCGCGGATCTCCTCCCCATCCCGGAAATTCTGGGTTGTCCTCCTCATCCTCCCCTTCCCCGTCTTCCCTGTAGTCCTCGTCAAGGACATCGGGTGCATCTTCAAGTTCGCCTTCCATGTCGGAGTTGATCTTGGCCATCTGGTAGTCACCCACCAGTTCCTTGATCGGAGTTGTGATGCAGACCACGGACTGCTTGGGAACCATGATGTAGTCATCCATAGTGAAGTCAATCCAATCTTTGAGGACAAGGGTGAAACCTTCTTGCACGCCTTCCTTGCCGTTGGGGTGCCTCTTTCGCACCGGAATGGATACCACCGACATCGGACGCTCAAGGATGTAGTTGGACTCGCCGCTTTCCGCGATACCGGAGATGACCTGCTCCCCCGTCACCATCTTGAGCAACTTGATGGGATAGTACTGGATCAAGATGATCTCCTGATACGCATGTCAATTGGCATCTTGATCAACTTGTAGTTGAACTGCTCGCTCTCGTAGATTTTTGTCCTCTTCAGGAAGTGACGGAGGGTGTAGTTCAGCGTGGTTTCATGGTGAAGGTCATCAGCCACATCGTACAGGTTGGCCACCTGCTTCCCCTCCGCCTTCCTCAACTGGCGACCGATGCTCTGTAGGATGCGGATGCGGCTCTTGGACGGGGAGGCGAAGATGATGTTCTTCAGGCTACGGATGTTGATGCCCGTGGAGAAGGTTCCGTATGATGCCACGATGATGGCGTTCGTCTCGTTTTCCACGATGTTGCGGATGTCCTCCCGCTCGTTCCCGTCCGTCTCGCCCGCAACGAAGAACACCTTCCTCTTGTCGTCGCAGAGGGACGATATCATCTCGTAGAGGGGCTTTCCGTGCTTCTCCACATAGTTGAACAGGACGAGCGTGTTGCCTCTGGTCGCCACTGCAAGGTGTGACAGGAACTCGTTCCGTGCCTTGCACTCCACCAGCCAATGGATCTCGCCTTGGTAGTCCAGACCGGAGACCGTCTTCCTGACCTCGGGCGGATAGCGAAGCAGGATGCACTCAATCCGCAAGGAAGTCAGGAGGTTCCTCTCCATCAGTTCCTTGGTGGTGACCACCCGATGGACAGGACCGAACAGACCCTCAATGGTCAACTTGTGAACCTTGCTGCCGTCAAGCGTTCCGGTCAGGGCGATGCGATACGGGCAGTCGGTCAATTTGTTCATGATGCTGGACAGGGACTGCGCCTTGAACAGGTGTGCCTCGTCCCCGATGACCGCCTCAAAGTTGTCAAACCATGCTCTCGGCATCTTGTAGATTGACTGCCATGTAGAGATGACGATCTGCTTGTTCGTCAGTTTCTCCTCGCCTCCCATGATGAGGTGGCAGTTGGCATCCGTGTCCCACTCAACCTGCGACGAGTAATCCTTGAAGTCCGCGTACATCTGGTGAACGAGGGAGATGGTCGGGACAACGATGAGTATCTTCTTGTGCTGCGGTATGACCGACTGGTAGTGTCGGCACAGGGAATAGACGATGAGGCTCTTGCCGCTGGCGGTCGGGGATAGCAGGACGCAACGGGTCTTGTTCATCGCATGGCACAGGGCATCAATCTGATGGTCGTGCGGCGCGAGCGCGTGCCCGCGTGCGTGCGGGCGCAGGGACATCACGAAATCACGGACAGAGTCGCAGTTGAACTTGAGTTCGGGTTCAGCCACCTCGCTGTCAACATGCATCTC